ATAAAAAATTCGAATGTGTAAATGAAAAATATATTATTATATTATGTATAAAAACTATATATTCACTTTTATTATTATAATTATCTTTTCTTTTATTTTGATTATAATTGGTAAAAAATTAAGTATCGAGAATTATGTAAATAATAAATCGAAAATGAAAAAATATAATGTTATATTTGCTGGAACATGTAGAAGCATTGAACCTTACATTAAAAAAATATTAGAACACATTGATAATTGTGGGAAAAAATTTAATAGTTATTATTTAATTGTATATGAAAATGATTCTACTGATAAAACAAGAGAAATATTAGAAAATAATAAGAAAGGTAATTATTTTTATATTTTTGAGGATAATATAAAGGAAGAGAGGCGGACTGTTAGATTAGAAAGAGGAAGAAATTTGATATTAGATAAAGTTAAAGAGTTAAATAAAGATAATAATTATGAATATTTAATTATGATTGATTTAGATAATGTAAATAGAAATGGAACTTTTGTAAAAACAATAGATAATTGTTTTGATAATGAAGATTGGGATGTTATAAGTGCGAATCAGAAGAAAAAATATTATGATACATACGCATTGCGATTTCAAGATTTAACGTACGATTGTGGAGCAAAAAGACCAGTTGATGGAAAAAAATGCGGAAAAATTAAGATAAAGTTTCCACCAAATAAAAGAATCGATGTTGATTCCGCATTTGGAGGAACTACAATATACAAACTTTCATCTATACCAAATCATTGTAAATATAATGGGAAATATGAAGATGGAGATGAAAAATGTGAACACGTAGATTTTAATAAATGTATCAAGGATAGTGGAAAGAAAATTGTTATAGATACGAACTTTATAAATGATGGTTAGTTAGGTAGTTTTATTTTTGGAAAGCAAACCTTACAATTATTCAAACGATCAGAACATTTACAATTTGCGTTAGTTACAAGTTTTTCATCTTGGACACATATTTGGTTATATGCTGGTTTATGTCCTAACTTACGACACTCATTCATTACCTTTTTATCTTTATTCGACGTAAAATTCTCTCGGATATAAGAGCAATGACTACCGTGCGTGTTTTCGAAAGCGGGGGGCGTGGAGTCTGGACATTCTCTATTGTATTCTTTCTCTCCTAAATGCCAGTCTGCGTTTCCACAACATGCGGCGCTGTTGTATTTTTGTTGATTGCGGAAATTCTCTCTCATCTGGTTGATTTTCTTCTTATTATTGACGAGCTGCACGATAATAAATACAATGAAAGTTATAAAAATGAAGGCGACTAAAATTATATTTATTTTATCAATCATATAATAAATATATATTATTTTTATTTTACTTCATTGGACATTTTGCTGGGGTATACTCTTGCTTTGTTAGGCGGTTTTGGACTGTTGAAGCGGACTGGACCTGCCATGGACCACCGGGAATAGGAGCCACTAAATTACACGAGTTTTTTGTATAACCAGAACACAGTGGGGAACACTCATCATTTCCAAGTAAACAATACATACTCTGATTGAGTTTTGCTTCAATGGGTTGATATTGGGTCGAAAATGTTGCGAAGGTTGAGCTATATCCTTGAACATCATTTGAGTGTATTTGATTAACGCCACGGTCTATTGCGATGGGTTGTTGTGAGACTGGATGTTGAATCTTTGAATTCATTTATAATATATAGATATTATTTTTATTTGAAGATTCCACTATATAACAAAACAACAATGATTAGGAATATTACAAAAATGGGAGGGAATATTTCAATATAGGACATCGAGTGAATATCATTTGCGGAGTTGTCATCTACATAATCCTTTAATTTTTTACCAAATGTATTGATTCCCGGAAAAATAATTCTAAATAATAGGAGCAAAATATAAATTACTAAAAATGGAATGATTAAAAATTTAATGAAGGGGTTCATTGTGGGAACCATTTTATCAGCAAAATATCCTGATAATAAACCGAGAATAATTGCGATTACATATGAAGCAGTCATACCAGCGTCTACCATTTCTATTATATATAATATATTATTTTTATGATATATATGAAGGTTGCGTTTCCTGTTTTTCAATTAGGACTGCGACATACCTTTCTAAAACTGATGTTAATTTTTTGATTGAAGCGTTAAGTTCTCGTAGTTCAAGCTGTGTGTCTGATGGTAATGTTTCTTCTATTGTTGACATATCAAAGTTGTCAGTTTTTGGCCTTTTTGATTTATGTGTGGATGTATTCATTATATAAGCAAATTATATTTTTTTATTATAAAAACGCAGGTTTTATTGTATTGTTTTCGCAATTTCGATAATAATCTTATGCTCTGTGATTGTTTCTCTAAGAGAATAGATTGCGAGAATCTTTTCAATGTTCTCTTTCGAGATGGATTTCGCTATCAATTGATTCTCAATTTTCACAGGAGTTAAAGATTCAATCCGTTTCTCAATCAACATTTCAATGAAAACAATACAACAAGCGTATATGTCTTGCGTTCTCTCATCTTCATGTTTTGGAGGTATATAACCAATAGTTCCTTTTCGGTGTTGAATATGTGATATCATTGTCAAATTATCTTTGACATAAGCAAGACCAAAATCAACCAATTTTGGAACTCCATAAAAAAACATAATATTTTCCGGCTTTATATCACAGTGAAAAATATGATGTTTATGAAGAAACTGAACTGCGCTCAATATTGCGATGAATATTTCAATCTTTTGTTTAAAAGTCAAAGAACGCAACTTTATTTTGTCTTCTAGTGTCTCCTGTCCAATTTCTAAAAGGACAGCTGGTCCTAATGGAAATTCTATTAGAAATGATTTAATCAAATGTGGATGTTGAATGGGATTTTGTCTCAATGTATCCATTATTTTCATCTCGACTGTAATCGCAGAATCATAATCAGAATGAAGATTTATATCGAGACCGACCTTCAATGCGTAGTTTTTACCAGAAATCTCAACAAGAAAAACACTTCCATAAGTTCCGGAACCCAAATGTTTGATGATTTTCATTTCATTTGAGAGTTCAGTATCTGGAAGAAACATCATGTTCATTGAAGAAAGAGAACCGTCTGGATTAAATTGGATATGGATTTCAAAAGTTATCTCATCCGATTTCAATACCAATTTGAAACAAGGAAACACCATGATTTTTTGAATCTCATAGACTCTGCTATTTATTCTAACCATATGTCCTCTTTTAAACATCTGGCAAAATGTTGGTGGAGTTAATGTGGAAAAAATTGACTTATTTAAAACAATCGCCATTTTTATTTACTAAAATATATAGTATTTTTTAGTATCATTTTTTATAAAAATTCATGTTTCAGAATTTAAGGACATTCTGTCGCGTGTGGACAAGGTGGTGTTTCAGCATTACTTCTGACCCACTTTATACGCGCATTCAATTCCGCAACCACTTTTATCATCCTAAGATAAGTCTCAATTTTCGCAATGGCTTCCGGAATAATAGAATTATTTTTTGGGCTTGTTTCAAGCTCGGAATACCAACGTAAAACAGTTTCTGGATTCATATATTCCATCAGAAGATTGCGTAGAAATGGATTTTTGATTGTCTGACACGCCCGATTGATTTGGTTAGTAGAATGTTTAATATCAATTTCTTTTGGATTTTTATCAGAAGGGTTGTGTGGAATAAGATATGCCTGTGTTCTGAAAATATCAAATAAATATGACTTCAAAAAATCGAACTGTTTTTCAGATGGGGACATCATCGGAGATATCCGCAAAGACATCATATACAATATTGAAACACACCAAGCGTAGAAATCCGCAATCCAAGAAATATGAAACATTTCATTATTTGCTTTTGAAAGCGAATTAGATAGACAACGATACCATGATGTTATTTTTTCATTTTTTGTTTTTGCATAATATGTTCCTTCTGGTAAAAATTCAGCAAGTCCAAAATCCGCTAAACAGATATCTAATGAACCGTCTTTATTTACTAATATCAATATATTTTCAGGCTTAAAATCCATATGAATCAGTCCATTCGCATGTGAATTTTTCAAAATAAGAAGTAATTCATAAAACAAATAAATAATAAAATTTACAGATGGATTCTTTTTTTCAATGTATGATTTCAATGTATATTTCATATAAAGCATTGTAAAAGCTCCAAATGGAACATCGAGTAAATTGAAATCTAAATTATCTATTGGTTTGACAATTCCATCTACATGTTCCAATTGAGATAATGCTTTGAATTCTATATTCTTTTCTTCTACTTCTTGGAACAATTTCATCGCAAATTGATTTCCATGTTCATCCTCGCAATGATACACTTTTCCATAAGAACCAGTTGTTATCAATTTGATAATTATATATCGACGGTCCGCACATTGATGAACAGACCCATTTTTTAATGTAAATTCATAGCGAATACTAAGTTTGAAGTCTGATTTTTCAGAAAATAAAACATAAAATACAAATCTCTGATAATCTAACATCAAACAATTCTTTTTTGTAAATTTGACAAACTTGTAATTATATAGTTTATTAAAAATATATATAACAAACTCATAAAATGGACCTTCTAATATTTTAAAAAACACCATGTAAACTGATTTCAAAAAATAGAAAATATTTGTTATTTTTCGAAAATCAATCAGGTAGAATTCAAGTGTTAATGGAATTCTTTTATCTAGAAAAAAACCCACAATTATTTTTTTTAAATTATTCACGGATTCTCTTGGTAATAATTCAGACATTTTTCTAAGTTATATCGATAATATTTAATGAAATTTTATATCATTTTTTATAAAATTCAACCAATTTGGTTGAATTCAATTTGAGTCTTCCTCTTCAGAGTCTTCCCTATCAGAGTCTTCCCCATCAGAGTCTTCCCCATCAGAGTCTTCCCCATCATCCAATTTTTCATTAATCGGAGAAAATTTGGGAGAAGAATATGGACGAGGAGGTGTAACCTTCGTACCCGGATCAACACACACACCCTTTTCATCCGCATCAAAAGTTTCAATCAAAGACATCAAATCTTGAAGAGCGTCTGTCACGATTGTAATTTGCGAGTGTGGATCCGAAGTCATCAGAGCGTTGAGTCTCTTGCAGTTTTCAATGTTGAGGTATTTCTTGAAAAGATCCCCAATCCGCACATTACTATCGGAAAAGACGGAATCAATCGCAAAATCAATGCGTTGTTGTGGATTAGGATGGTTGTAAGAACCATCTCGAAAAATCCTAAATTTCTCCTCCCGATTGTATCGATCACCCGACACAAGATGCAAAAATGTTAAGAACATCGCCCATAAGTCCGAAGTTGGGGAATACGTATAGTCTCGACGCAATCTCGAAAACCTTATCAATTCATCGGTCTCCCAATTAACCAGACATCGATACCAAGGCGTGTAAATTGTGTCTTTGCACCTCCCAAAAGATTTTCCTTCTGGAAGCCTATTGGAAAGTCCCAAATCACAAATCATTGGCATACCTTTCTTCATAACGATGTTGGGAGGTTTGATATCACAGTGGACTATACCACTTTTATGCATATGGTCCAATCCACGCAGAAGAAGTGGTAAAAAAGAAACAACCACATCACGTGCGTTTATACCAAAAGCTTCAACATACTCTTGAATCGTTCCTTGTTCGCAAAAGGGCATAAAAAAACAGCCGTATCGTTGACCAACAATTTCAAGCGGGGTGGTAGACTCAACAATATTGATCACATGTTCATGGTCAAGCTTTTCTAATGCTTCAAGTTCAGTGTTGTGAAATTTAAAATTCTGAAACTTTAGCGCATATTTCTTTCCTGACTTTGAGCACTCAAACACGTTTCCGTAAACTCCTCCACCAAGATATTTGGTGACCAAATAGCCTCCGATACTCCCTCCCACTTTCAGTGAGCAGACAATATCAATCTCCCTTTCCGAAAGAAGAGAATCAAAAAATTCTGGACAGAAGGATATTGTAAATTCGAACAAGTTGTCCTCGAAGGTAAAATTATACTGTCCCTGTCCAGGTTGTGGTCGGTGAGTCAATCCAAAAATATTGACGAACACGTATTGGGTGAATTCAAAAATGAACGTACGATAAGCGTTGAACACATATGTAAGAATTGATCTTACGTTAAATGTAGAATTCACAAAGCGCATCAATGCTATTTTGATTGAATGATTCGTATGAAGCCACTCATACAAAATGTTGCGTTGTTGAGGTTGAAACATCGTGGTGTGAATAGCCGCCAAATCTTGTTGTGGGCTAAAAACTGGTATATGTTGTCGTTTACTCATTTAATGGTTTTGAATCATTATTATTAATATTTTGCTTATTTTAACCATCAATTTTTATAAAAAAGTTCAAAAATAGATTTGATCTAGAATTGAAACGACTTTTTAATTTTTTAATTTATTTGCTGGTAGTTAAGACATTTTTTAAGTTATATAATGAAATTTTATATCATTTTTATAAAAATTTCAATTTTCATGAAATTTATTAAAGTTGTCTCTGAATCTCATCAACTTGTTCGATGAATGAATCAATGACAACCTGAGTATAACCGACATCAATCGGATTCCTCTGATTAGAGGCATCAAATGATGCGATGTTCAACCAGCGTTTGAAGAATGATCGTAAACATTCATCTGACCTGTCGACGAAAGCAGAATCAATCGATTCATCAATCCATACTTGGGAGTTGGGGTTAGCGTAAAGCCCGTTTCGGAACACATAGAATAGTTCACACTTATCGTAATGTTGACCAAAAAAAATGGCAAAAATAGTCAACACAAGGGACCACAAATCAGAGAGTACCGAAAACCGGTACATAATTACCTTCTTCGAACGGAATGCTTTCCAGTTAAATGGATCGCGCCACCACGGAGTGGAGAGTTCGTCCTTGGTAACACCAAACCACATAGATGGATCCAACAAAATCTCGGAAATCCCAAAATCCGCGAAAACAGGTTTTCCATGGTCATCCATCAAGATGTTTTCAGGCTTGATGTCGCAGTGGAAAACCCCTCTCGCATGACATTTTTTGAGAATTGTCGCGAGGTCCCTCAGAATTTGGATGAGTTTTCTGCGATTTTCAGGTGTCTTCTTGTGAAACTCGTGAATAGTTGCGTATTCTTTCAACGTCCCATTTCTGAAGTAGGGCATGAAATACCCATTCACGGAAATCCCCCAAAAGTTGATCGCAAGAGTCGAAATTGGATGAACCACTCCATCGAGCCCGTGAAGTTTTTCCAATGCTTTCAGCTCTATTTCGAGCTCAAACATATTCCCAATCACTTTTAAAGCGTATTGTTCCCCGTTTTGGTTATCGTGAACAAGATAAACGGTCGCGTTCCCGCTGCCGATCTCTTTTATTACACGGAATCTTTCATCCGCAAATGATTGTCCATTCTGCAGAGATACGTTGATTCTGATACCAGTGAACACACGCTTGGCATCATGGTTCATTGAGAGCATAATCGAGATGCCTCTTAGGTTGTAGCTCATTGTAAGAATCGGGTCTTTCGCAAAACCCAATATGGTCTCCATGACGAAATCCAGAAAGTTGGATGTGGGCATCCAGTTCTTAACAAAGTCCCCCTTGTACCTTTGTATGATTTTCGTGAGAACACTAATAATCGACATATTCTCAAAATCAGACTCGACAAAGTATTTTCCGAGGTCGTCTACTACAGCGATTCCATTTTGAGATAGAAACGAGATTATTTCGAAGAGCTGTTTTGCTGAGAAACGATCAGAACATAGATCTAGTTCAATTCTTGGAAGTTCACATGGACTTCCAGAACTTCCAGACGAACTTTGTTTTGGTGTTGGAATTGAAAAAAGTTGGCGTTTGCTTTCCATTTAATGAGTTTATCAATATCTATATATTTTGTTAATTTACCCCATCAATTTTTATAAAAATTTCAAAAATAGATCGGTTCCATTTTTGAAATTGTTTTAAGGATTTCATTTAATTTAACGAAATATCCGTTGACGTGGCCCATTGAAAGTAATCCAAGAATGGCCTCATCTGCCCCATTGTATAAGATTTCAATAAACAAATCAGTCAGATGTTGAAGAACTTCTTCCAATTTTCCGGATGAATCTTGACATTGGAACCGTTTTGGGTTAAAAACCATTTTGATTGCTTTGACTGTTGGATGTTCACTCTTCAATTTTTCAAAAACAGTCTTCCACTTGTTGTAGAAGACAGAGTCGATGTTTGGTATAATCATCCATAATTCTCGAAATTTATCCACTCCATCATCATTCAAAAAGCATAAATAAATTTTACGAATAAAATCCATACGTTCCTGACCTTGAAGATGGATACCCATTTCATTAATCAATTTTATAGAGAATGAAGTCATAAAGAAATCATCAAAATACTTCAATTCGGTCAAATATCCCAATCCACGAAAGTCATCCTTTGGGTTAAAGAACGTATTTATCATCGTGATGAAAAACGCCCACCAATCCATTACAGGAGTCAGCTCGAAGCTTTCAACAAGAAGTTTTTTTTTCAAGTATGGAAACATTGCGAGAAATGGAGAACGATACCACGATGTGAAATAACAGTTCGATTGATATTTTGGGATTCCTCCAATATTCTCAGATATACCAAAATCAATCAATACAAAAGACCATGTCCCATCCGGATTTTCTTTCAGAACTATATTTTGTGGTTTGATATCACAATGAAGAATACCACAAATTGAGTGAAGAAACTCAATTCCTTCCTTAAATTCCAAAAACATTTGAATCAACTCGTTGAGACTAAATTTTTTCTCTAATTTTCGAATATTTGAAAGTGGTATACACCCTTCGCATTTTGAGACAATAATGTTTCCAAATTCGGGATGTCCAGTTTGATATCCAATCGCTGATTGGATACATTTATGTTTTCCTTTGCTTAACACATCGATAAGATTCTGACATTCATATAAGTAGTCGTCTTCTTTTTTGAATGTTTTGACAATATACCATATTCCATCATCACCCATTATCTTGAATACAGCCCCAAATGAGCCGCTTCCAAGAATAACTGGATGGTTTCCGTCATCTGTTTCTGAATGCATTATATCAAAACAATTACTTTTCCGAACGAGTCGAATATCGTCTCGCAAACTACCAACAAATTCGACCCATAATTTTTTCGATTCATTATCAATAAATACTTGAGCTTGTATTTCAAATATTTTCGAATAAAAAAATATGTTTCCGTTCTTGTTTTTTGAGCTAATTATTTTTACATTCGTCTTTCTATTCATCAGATCTGGACAACGAATTTTTATATTAATACATTTTTTGTTATATTCTGGGTTAAATTTGACAAACGTATTCATAAGCATTTCAAAACTCGTACAAATAGTTCGTTCATCAGAGTGTAAACTATTTGATTGTAATAAAATCTCAAAATAATATATCGCAATCGCAGATTGGAACAATTGAAGATTTTCACCTTCATTATCCACAATGAATTGCGCACATTCTTTGAGTGATTTTTCCGGAAGATACATTTTTCTGAACATTGACAAGAAATAATATTTTCCAAATAAATCTCCAAGTCGTTTTAACAAGTCTGGTTCAATCAATAAATATTCTTCATCCCGTATGTTTTTAATGTGGAGAGCCCTTCTTTTTTTCCCAATTTTTGAACCGGCTATTATAGACATGACTAAATTGGGAGTAATTCATTTGAATTAACTATCAATTTTTATCGTTATGTAAAAATTGATAGTTAATTCAAATGAATTATTTTTGATAAATTACCGGAAAATGATTACAACAATATCAATTATGTCCAACCCAATCGTTCTACCAGATGGAACTGTAATTTCATCATGCGATCCACAAACTGGTCAATGTGTTCATCCACAAACTGGTGAGAAAATCAGTTTGGAATCGACTCAAATTATTCAAATTTTGGTTGATATCATCAATGTTAAATTGAATGATGAGACAACAATTCCATCTTATTTGATTCGATATTGTCGTGAATCAAAAAGATATATTCGAATTGATACAAATCAACCAATTACACTTTCAGACGAATATCAGAGTTTTTTGACTCTTAATCATTTGGAAGAGATTGTTCGACGTTTGTTCGAAAAATACACTGGAACCAATATCAATCTAAGTAAAGTGTCTGAAAAAGGATATGAGTATGGTTGTTCACCATTCTATGTTGTCCGACTTGAAAGAGAAGTAATCAATGTTCCTTTTACGAGCATCGCACTGGCACAAATCAAGTATATCAGAGATGGATTGACTCATCTTTTCTTTTCAAGTTATGGTTCACAAAACCTTTTTCAGCTTGTTTGAAGAATAAAAACTTGGTTTTTATTCAAAATTTATAATTCTTAATTAGCAAAAACAATATTTCCGATACCAGCCATAATTCGAAACACATTTATATTTCGCGCATAAACAATTACATTATATTCAATATCCGTATTCACAACCTGACGCATATTTAATTGAAATTGCGCCCGATTAATTCTACTAAAATTACAAGTCCCACTTGGTTGAAAATCTTCCGGATTTATACCAAATGAATATACATATATTCCCTCATCTGGGCTATTCGTGTGATATTTATAGGGTTCCATCGCGTTAAAAAATATTGAATCACGCAAGTCGAACCGGTCGTTCGAGTTCAATATTAGCTTCGCAGCATACAATATATTTTGACTGTCAACATTATACTGTTGATTATTGCTAAATTGCTGTTCCACATCCGGTAAACATGGGTCAATCCCATTTTCAACAAATAGACGTTCCATTCTGAAATAATTCGCGTTTTTCACGAAACTTACATCATACAGCGAATGAAAATACAAGCAGTTCGTATAATTATTCCATTGATTCACAACATTAATATCGGTCCGCTGTGTAGTAAAAATGAGTTCTTTGACGGGTTGACTTATCTTTAAATCGATGACCTGATTCCCATCAATTCCGCCAAATTCATACGTCTGAACCTGGGTCATTAAATATTCGTG